ATTCTCAATCCCTAATCAGGTCCGCGAAGCAATGGAAGTCTTAGAAGACAGGACTTTCCTCGGTTCAGCCCACGGTAACAAAATCCTTGTAGAGGAGTTCGGAAAATTTATGGTTAAGGCTGCACAAACATGGTTTGTGTTGACCCATGGCCATTTATCTACCTTACTCTTTCTACATGGTAAGTCAGTGGGTAAACGCGAGGAAGTCATCTCTTTCGAGAGTCGATTACTTGCAGAGGTGAAAGACGTTTTACGAGTCTATAAGCCTGCCGACATTGATCTTGACCAAGAGGGAGCAAAGATTGATCCAGTGAGTTTATTAGAAGAGATCATCGACCTTACGGAAGATGAATTTCCTCATTTCTCACGAACCTTCATTTACTTCAACAGATTCAATTTAATGTTGACGCTAGACCCGGAAGGTAAATATCTTTGCCCTGATAGGCAAGATTGGTTACGGCACTACAAAATCATAGTGTCACCGATACCCTCGTCTTCGACTGATGGGGTGACTGAGTTAACAGATATATATAGACGCACGGCAGAAGGAACATCTGTCGTACATGGTACACACGTGTCTAGAGCTGCAAGCTCCAAACCCGCCCTTGGTATGGTTGTTAATCCTATTCCACACTTTGTTAAGACTCATAGAGTCCAACTCCCGAAAAGAAAACTTGGTTTGATTTGTGATTTCTATCTCACCAATTTCTTCCCACAGGCTTCTCAGGTAAAGTCGATCCTTTCTGATTTACAGAAGTACGATGATCGTACTGTTGTGCTAGATCATATGGCACATACAATTTCTGTTACCGGAAAGGTACACAAGTATAAGAACACACGTAAATTCGACGTTGTTGCTTCAATACTTGAGGACTTATCTGACGGGGACCTGACTGAAGATGGCTTTCAAGGGACTCGTCTAAGAGCATGGAATAAGAAGATGATAGGAAAATGTCTCGACGCGATAATAGTTGCCGCGTCTATGGCCGGTTTCGTAGTCAGTCCTGAGGTAAATGGTACCTTTCAGAAGTTCTCTGCCGAACGTTACATGGAGCGATGGTTCACGTTCCTCCCCGATCAACTCACTATGGATAGTTGGGCTGACCTTGTTAAGTATAAGTTGACCGCCTTCTTTGCCTCCCATTTCGCAGGGAGGGATGATCAGCCTAGCAAGGGTATGCTAAACCTTTCAAAAGACGATCCATCTTTCCTTTTGGGGGGACGTTTCGCTCGATGGCAGATGAGCTTAAAGCACAACAGGCCTGAGGAGTTCCTCTCCTTCGCCCTGACGGTCACATCCTCGAAGAGTCTAATGCCAAAGCTTTCTGCATGGAAGAGCAGAGAAGCGGCTGTGAAGACCTTCAAAATGTTAACAGAGCCCAGAGAGAGGCGCCAAACCGAGGAGCCTCTTGTACGTTATGACCGGTTCGTGAAAGCGTCCCAAGGGGATGTAACCCTCCACTGGAACGAAACCCTCTCTGAAGAGCGTTTACTCGCACAAATTGAACGGACTGTGAATGAAATTGTTGGTGACCTTCGTGTTACCGATGAGATTGTTTACAGACCCTTCTTTCCTCCTATAAGCGCAAGCTACAAAACTGCGCGATCTGCTGGCGGGGCGCTAGCAGACTTACAAGAGCAAATCGTAAGGTGGAGGGAATCTCGGTTCACCCAGTTTCCATTAATGCCGTCCATAGAAGTTGAAGCCTCAGGATTAAAAGAGGTTACGCAACTTACTTATGCTGAATGGAGAGAGGTTGGAGAGATGCTTTCAGAGTCTTGTTCGACTGAAGAAGCTATACGCGCTGTTCTGGCGCGTCGAGACATTATCCTAGAAGAGGATAGAAAATTAAGTGTACAGATATCAGACCCAGATGGTTTCGAGTTTGAATATCGCCGCTTTCTTAATGTGATCAGTGATAATATCCCTGCTCAAAATCGTGTCACAATACAACCTTTGTATGAAGCCCTTAAAATGCGGACTATCACAAAAGGGACTGTTGAGTATAATATGTTATGCCATTGGTTCCAGAAAGTCCTTCATGATCGTATGAGAGCTCATCCTTGTTTCCAGCTTATTGGGCGTCCGGTGGACGCTAAAGTAATGGAAAGAGTGAGAGAGCTCCTAGGCGATGAGGAGTGGTTAAATGGTGATTATACTGATGCGACAAATGAGATGAGGGGTTTTGTGTGCAAGCATGCACTGCACTGTTTCCTACGTCGGATGGATGTCCCCGAATGTATGTGGCCAATCTTAGAGAAGACCCTTACGG